GTAACAATCCACCAACCTCGATGTTGTCTTTAAAACGACTATCGGGATCAGCTAACAGTCTGTACTTGGGTTGCTCTTCAACTTTTACTGGTTCCCAACCTTCTCTCAATTTTGATGAAAGATTGCGTGGGTCAGCGTTGTTCAGCATAGAAACTCGTATCCACCTATAAGCAAAACCTGCTTGCTTATCGGGTTCAGGCAACAACTCTGGAGGACGCCACTGTTTAGGACGCTCTGTTTGTTGTCTGGTGGTTACTTCACGGGGTGCTCTTGTTTCAGCCATTTTAGGACTCCAATTTTGTAAGTTCGTTATAGTACTGTTCTGGTGTTAGCTTGAATTTTTTAGCTAACGCCATCTGCGTTGTGGTCAATTTAACCTTTTTTGAAGATGTTGAACGTGTCGCAGGAGCAACGACCGTGGATTTCCGAGTTGTAACAGGGTCTTTGGTCCCTGCGTCTTCCCCGAACTTGTCGGGAAAGCGTTTTCTCATCTCCGTGTCAATGACGTTCCAGTAGTGATCGGAGCCTGTCGGGACTCCCTCTCTTTCTAGACGTCTATGGACACCCATAGCGAGAAAACTCATATCGTCATCAACCCCATACCACTTGTTTTTGTCAAGCCACGCTTGGGTTCGTGAGTCCAAACGCTGGGGTTGTTGTTGCGTTTGAGGTATTTGTACCTCAGTTTCGCCAAATTGTAAAGCATTTTCATCATATTGTGGACGATAGCTGGCAACTTGTTGCGCTTTCAGCTTCACTTCCATCAACTTTTCTTGTGCTTCAACCAATCGATCAGCGTCTCCAGAGTCATAAGCCTCTTTGTATTCACGCTTGGCAATCTCTAAGTCACGGTTAACTGTATCCCTGACGTTATCAATATAAACTTTTTCCCCAGTGGACAAACGTCCTTTGAGTTTTTTGTTTTCATCAATGATCGCTTGGGCCACACGGACCGCTTCTTGTTGTTCTCTGAAAGCTTGCTCTTTGGCCCTTCTCTCGTCATTGATCAACTTCTTCATCTGAAGCAAACGCTGTTTTGCCTCTTTTGAATAAGCCTCTAGGTCATCGTTGTCGATTTCCTCAACAAGAGCTCTGGGTAAAGGTTCAGCATTGACTTGATCTTCCTGTGGACGATCATCTTCAATTTCCACTTCGACCTCGGGAAGTTCTCCCAACTCGTCTGGAAATTTAAATTCTATTTTTTCAAATTCAGCCATATAACCTCCTTATACACGAGTAATGCCACGTGGATCCTCTACTACGGCCTCCACAGAATCATCATTGATCAATCTGAATTCTCTACCGTGAATCTTCAGTCTGGTCCCTGTATTGGGTCTTGCCAGAATAAAGTCACCGACCTTGCACCATGGTCCGTTGGGAAAACGGTTTTTGTCCAAATAACAATCTGGACCCATCTTCATCACAAAGAAAACGGTGGAAAGTACCTCGTCATAGTGCATGCTTTGGGCAGACTTGATGATAGAGCTGCCATCAAATGTCTCTTCTCTATCAGGGATAGCGACCAACATGTGATAGCCAGATGGCTCGGGTAATTGTTTGGCTTTTTCTTCTGCTGTTTGGGGCAGGGTTGTTACGCTACTCACATCATCGGGGTTTGAGCCGATCAGTATTTCACTCATCAAAATTCTCCAAGTTCTTTTTTAGGTCTGTGATGTATAAACGCACGGACAAAAGACCAGTGATCTGTCCGCACATCTTTTGGTAGTCAGCATAGTCTTTGGCTACGCCTGTACCCAGAGACTCTTCCAAGCCTCTGACTTTGTCATCTACCTTTTTGAGGAGATGATCAAGTATTTTTTCTTTCATTTGTTATCCTTTTTGGGTGGTGTCTTTTGGGTTTTGACCAAATTAGCCAACATCCTGTTTGTTTCTATCCGTCTTTGTTGTTCCAGTTGAGCTTGACTTTGACCCACTTGATGGCCCAATTTCATGCCTTCTAAGCGTTGTTTAGCCAGTAAAGACTCTTTGTCTGTTTTTACTTTTGCCCCGATTTGCATGCCAGCAATCTCTTTCTGAGCTGCAATTCGTTGTTTTTCAATCTCAATCTGGTCCGCTTTGGCCGTGGCCTCCATGTCCAGCTTCTTCTGCTTAATGTCAATCTCCTGCGCTTTGAGCTGAAGTTCTTTCATCTGCATTTGGATCACTGGATCGTTTTGAGCTTGTTGAGCTTGTTGTGCCGCAACCGCAGTTTGGTTCTGATTGAGGATTTGTTGAGCCGCAGGAACCGCCATTCTTGTGATTTGCATTTCTTGTTCGGGTGACATTTTGAAATCGTCATCATCCCCAAACGGTATGGGCATGCCCATCTTCTGAATCATCTGTCTCTTGTACTCTAATCCAACGTGTTCTGTAATGTGCGCCTGTAATGCCGCCAAAATTGCTGGAGCCTGTGGGTTTTGACCAATGACTTGTTTGATTTTGGGGTCATTAATGGCCGCCATGTGAATCTGAATATGCCCTTGGTGGTCCTGATAAGGAAAAGCCTTCAAAGGTTTGTTCTTTAAAGCGTCAACATTCTCAGAAACCGCATCCACTGGCTTCATATCGTCAGGCATGGGGACCAATTTCTCCGCATTCTTGATCCCGATCACCTCCAACATCTGTCTATGCAGGAAAGGAAGGTTATAAAGCTGTGGAGCTGTCTGTGAAAGCTGTAAAACCGCCTGATATTGCACCACTTTTTGGCTCATTGTGGCCGCATTTGGGTCGCTCACAGGGATGATATTGACCATTTCATAGTCAGATTTACGGGCTTTCCTCGATCCTGTATCGGGTTCATAGGAATAGTCAGCTGGCGCAAAGTCTGCAATGATTTCTTTCAGCAATCCAAACTCTTGCTTCATTGAATAGTGAATTCGTGCTTGAATAGCGCTCATCACCTTCAATGTTCTTTCCAAAATCGCCAGCGTAGTACCCACTGGTGACTCAGAAGACATGTCAGAAACCTTCATGTCCCCACTGGAAGCAAACTTTCTGGCCTCGTCCACAATGTTTTGAAGCAATGTGTACAAAACTTGACTAGGTTCCTTGTAGGGAAGAGGCATGATGTTGTCTTTCATCGTGCCACTTGGGACGTCTACATCCCTAAATTCCCCTGGGGCTATCGGTGTATCGTCTCCTTTGACCCTCAATCCCCTTGTCTTAAATCCGCCAGGCAAATTAGACAATGACCCTGCGTCTACAAGCTGCCTGAGAATTGAAGTGCCAGACTTAGCAAAAGCTCCGAGAAGATGAATAAGACCAAAATGATAAAAACCAAAGCCAGGAATGTACCCATAATGGACGAAATGCTGTCTCTTTTGGAATGTTTTGTCATTGGGTCTCCAATTTCTTCTAATTGCCAGCACTTGACCGCTGGATTTTTCAATCGTCACCACATAAGGAAGCGCCAATCCTGTTGCATTTCCTTCCTTATCCCTGTGCTCGTGACCTTCTAAATCTAAATTCACATGCATCTCAAGGATCTTATAACGATCATCTGTCGTGGCTCTAAACCCCAACTTCTCCGCTATCTTCTTTTCAATCTCATCTAACGTATTGTCTGGGTCACCCAAGTTCACATCACGGTAAAACCCAGCAATCTGTAGCCTGATCAGCTCATTCTCAGTCTTCCTCATCACATGCGTGATGCGCTCAGCTGACATCAAGCTCGATGCGCCATAAGGAACCACCAAGTCTTCAGCAGGAATGTACATCGATACCTGTCTATCAAGACTGGGATCTACATACACCTTCTTAAATCCGTTGCCTGATAATCCCACACCCCATAACATTCTTTCATGTTCGGGTCTGTATTCCTGCATCCTGTCCGTCAATTCATAATTCATGTCCTCTACGACACGGTGCATCGCCTCTTTCTTCTCAGGCGTCTCTTTCCCTACGATCTCACCCCTTACTGGGCCAGCCGCTGGAAAAGTCTCCATGATTGTCTCTGACTGGAACTTGATTACCGCTTCCGCCAGCACAGGATGGTACACGCCACATGCACCTTCCCATGGCTCATTCCTCTCTTCAATCTTTAGCCCCAGTAACTCTAGGCCATCGACATAAGTCTGTATCCAATCTCTCCTCGAGTCCAAGTCCGCTTGGAACTCCCCAACCAAATCTCCACCAATCTGTAAAAGAATACTCTCAGGCAAAATTTCCGCCAAGTTTTCCTCAAAGTCATCGATCTCTTTTTCCATGTGGATCTGAACATCCCCCATGTCGATGTTTACACTTTCGGGATCCTCAATCTCTATCTCCACATCTGGACCCATCATGGGTAACCCAGCTGGCGTTGCATACAAAGCTTTGTCGATTGTCATATTGGTCCTTTAATAATAAGCTCTTTTGCGTCTGAATTCTCTTGGCTCATCTGGCTCATCGGTCTGTAGGGAAATAAATCCACCCCTCCTAAACCTCAATAA